GACTATAGATAGTTTGAGTTATTTGTATGGCAGTTTTCGAGAAAAGATGGGTTGGGATATCAACCCAAACCAACTTTTCTTGAAACCTGCCATAGGTGCAAGACACATCGATCGAGTCGCCTTGAACGATGTGAAATTGCATAATGAGATTAGACCTGTGACTCAAAAAGCAAAGAATTTCTGGGAGAAAACTTATGAACCTATAGGATACAACTATACGTTCAAAAATTTTAACCCAGAACAACAACAGGACTTTTATTCTGCCGGAACAAGAGATGGAACTGCTAGGAAGAAGAAACCGATGAGGATGGTTGCGACCCAATACCCTACTCAAGAGATGTCAACTTTGGCTGATGTTATTATCGAGAACTGCTGCTACATATCTAACAAGACCGCTGGTTGCTCCCAAAGAGCGATCATGGTTAAGAAGGATATATTGTGTACAACCACTCATTTTTTCGACGCCTGCAACGACGGAGATAATATGAGTGCTTGTTTCACAATGAGCAAAGGAGGAGAGATCATTGAGTTTGTGTACAACGAGAAGAACCATATTGGGATATCGCTGGAGAGTGATGACCAAGAAGCAATGCCGCATGATGTGTCTTTTTATAGAATAGGCTACCAAGCCCGTTCTTTTAAGGACATATCAAGCCACTTTGTTAAAGAGGAAGACCTAGACCGGATTGAAGGACAGAGAGGATATCGCCTTGAAGTTGGAAAAGAAGTTGAGAACACTAGGATGGTGACTGTGCCGAGTTGGAAGATCATGGACACGAAAGTGAGAGCGAGAATATCTGGAGAAATCATTAGATATCCTAGCAGACTGCAGAGTGTTGTGAGTGGAGATTTTGGATTGTGTGGAGCCCCATTGGTTGTGGAGAATACCGTCTATTTTGGATCGATTGGCAAAATTGCTGGGATTCATCAGTTTGGACAAGTTGGACTGTCCGGAGGTGCACATGTAACTCAAGAGATGTTGAGATTTGCATTTGGATTTCTGGATACAACTCCGAGCAGAGAGGCTGAAGTTGTTGCTGAGGAAAATCTGAAAGTGGAGGACTTTACGTTTAAATATCTTACAAACGTTAGGAAAGCTTCCCATCTTGAGGCCTCCCCTCAATTTGGAAAGACTAAATTCCGAAAGACCCCATTTTTTGATCTTTTTGAGCAAAAACAAGCCCCTGCTGCTTTGAGTTGTTACGACTACAGACTGGAGAACCCTGGTTGTTTTGACGAGATAATGTTGAAGAAGAACGACGGACCATCCATTATTGACCTACCTATGCCCCAAGCCTCTGTTGATGCGGTGAAAACCAAGTTGCATGAGATGTGGGACAAATGTAGGAAAATACAAGACATGAGAGTACTGACCGTTGAAGAAGCTGTGAATGGATTTGACAAAGGACCGGAAGAGACATGGACTAGAGAGCAAGGATTGGTGATGAACAAGTCTGCTGGGCCTATCTTCAATAAACATGGTAAACACAAATACCCGTTTTTTGAAGAGAGGCCCCTCGCCGATGGTCGAAAGTGGTACACACCACTTCCGGCTCTCGCCGAGAGATTGAACCAACGCATTAGTTTAGCTAAGAAGAGACTGGTTCCTCACGATTCCTATTGTGGAGATTCAATTAAAGATGAGAAGAGAAAGATTAGAAAGGTTGTGACCGGAGCTAGTCGAGTAGTGAATTATTTTCAATTGGATTTTATGATTGTATTTGGCATGTATTTTGGAGCTTTTCGGTCAATGTTCACAGACCCGAAGAACGTAGGAGCGAAACTCTTTTCGGCCCTTGGAGTAGATCCCAAGAAATTGTTTCCCGCAATTGGCCCGAAAATGAAGAACGCTAGAAGAATTTTTGGCATCGATTATACTGCTTATGATTCGAGTATTCCCCCTCGGATTCATGAGATTATGATCGAAGCCATAAATGATTACTACAGGAAACATGGTGATTCGGAAGAGAGTTGCATTGTTCGAGAAGTTCTATGGTGGGAATGTGTTCACACAAAACACATTTACATCGATTTGGTGTATGAAGATCATAAAGGACTCCCCTCTGGAGTCCCTACATCTTTTACCACCATCTCAAATATATTGGTAAATACAATCATTTTTATTTTTTCTTTTTTGAGACTGAATGTACCTTTGACGCTACTCGGAACTCTAGTCCACCCGTATTTCATGGGAGATGACAATTTGGCTTGGACAGATGAGAGTGAAAATGAAATGTTGAACACCTTGACTGATAGGATTGATAGAATCTCTATTGCCCACACGGCATCCCTTTTGGGAATGAAGGCAACCATGCCTGATAAGTCCCCCGACCTGACCCCTTCGGATTCATTCGAGGAGGTGACCTTTCTGAAGTCACACTTTCGTGACTCAGTTGTCCCTGGCTGGTACCTACCGGCTATGGACAAAGACACAATTGAGTTTGAGCTTGCGTGGTACCGCCCCAAAGGCCGTGGCACGGATCTCAACCAGTTGAAAATGAATATTACTTGTGCATTGGAATTTGCTGTCCCTTGGGGTCGTCGTTACTACGATGACCTCACGTCGAAATTAAAAAGAAGCGACGCGATTAGTACGTATTTCACAGAGGAAGAAATTCAGGAACTCATTCCTGACCATTACTACCTCTTCTGCAAGCAATTCGCTGACCGAGACACTTTGGATCGGTTAGTCCCTAGAAACTAGATCTCGAGTGAGTATCCAGACCCCAGATAGTGTTATGCTTAGTACTGAGTCTGGCGTAAAGCTCAGATCAC